CTCGCGCATTTCAAGTGTTATAGATAATCAATGTGGATAATGGGGTTTGAGTGATGGAGTTTGAAATTATTGATGAGAATCATCATCGAGCAAAGGTTGTTGGTGGCTGGTTAGTAAAAGCCTTTGAAAGTGTGTTTCACGATCAGTCAGACTGTGGCAATGGAATGCAAGAGGGTTGGGACTGGCGCGTTGCCATGGCGTTTGTCCCAGACCCAAATCATGAATGGAAGCTAGAAGACGGCTAGTGACTGACTTCTACCAGTCTCCAGAATGGCGAGCAGTGCGTAAAATCCCTCTCGCCAAGTACCCGCACAGGTGCATGCGGTGCGGGTCCAGAAGGGATATAGATGTAGCGCACATCAAAGCTCGCTCTAAGCACCCCAAATTAGCACTTAAACCTAGTAACCTGATGATAATGTGCCATCCATGTAACTTATGGCAGGGAACGCGCACAATGGATTTCAGGCCATGCCACAAAGTATGGGATTATCTAGCCTATACTCAGAACGCTATCCTTGTGATATTCGCGTATGCTGAGCTCTTTACTTAGTAAACCCTAGGTAATATCATCTTGTTACATGAGCAATAGAGAAAAGCCAGAGCCGACGAAGGAAGAAAAAGCATTCTACGCTGGGCACGAACTGGCTAAGCGGTATCCAAGCCGAAACGACGTGGTTAATTTATACCGTGAATATCAACAGTTTATTAACAATAGGGATAAGCGGCCTTGAACGGATGGTCAGATATACTTGATAAGCTGGATGGGTCTGCTGCTGACTTTGTTATTATGGCATTCGTTATTCTATTGGCTCTATATGTTGTCGTGAGAGACCGGCACTGTAAGGAGCAGCTAGAAAAGCTAGAGAAGCGCATGGACTCTAGGTTTGCATCAGTCAACAATCGACACACAGAGGCTATCGACAAGGTTTGGTCCGCCATAGACAAGCTAAGAGAGTCTATCGGCAAGGTAAAAGACCTGTATCATCAGATCGACAAGCTAACATCAAATATCGCCATCGCCATCCAGCGAGTGACTGGACTAAAGTTGATCAAGCAATCAGCAGACGGGAAAGGCGATCACGCACTGAATCGGGATGTAGAATAGTGGATGACAAGGTCAATGATTTAATTGATGAGGCAATTACTGCTTTATCTGATGACAGTATAACCAAGGGTGCTGACGCTCTAGAAGAGCTGGCTCAGATGTGGGCAAAGGCTGGGATGCCAATCAAATCATTTCTAGAGGTAAGGCAGTACATTATCAACGAGGCAACAGCAAAGACTGATGCTTTATTCATCCAAGAGAAGCTAAAAATAGCCGAACAAAACAAGCGAGTGACGAGAAATGGAACAAGTATCATCCTCAACTGAAGCGCCTAAGCGCGGTCGCCCAGCAGCACCTAAGATTGATGTGGCTGAATTGCTGGATCGTATTGACCGGCTAGAGCGATGCCTTGAAAAGGTAACTACTCTTACCGGGCAAGGAAATCACCTAATGGAGTTCGGCCTAACCCGCTGGGAGCCATCCAAAGAAGATATGAATAAATACAGGGGTAAATAATGGCTAAGAAGAATCTTCCTCAAATGGGCTCTAAGAACATTAACAACCTTGATTCAATGGTTGCCGCCGGAATCATCACTCAGGCTCAAGCTGATAAGCAGAGAGCAAAGGCCGCAGCAATGAAGAAGAGCCTAATTAAGAAGGGCTCATGATCGGCGAGATAATCCTGACAACACTGACAATGCTTCCTTGTATGACTGACAGCGAAACACTTGCTGATCGAGTCGGAGGGGAGGCTAAGTCATTTAAGGCTGGTAATTATCTGCACGGCCATTGGTGTTTGGATGGGCTATGCCTTGATCCCCACGGTGATGAGCACACTATAAATATTATTGATGGCTCACACGAAACCTATAAGGTAATCAAATACAGCTATGAGCGACTTTAACCAACACTGGAACATGGAAAGCCTAAAGATCATTGCTGTAACAATGGCGGTTATCGGCGTTATAGCCATTATCAAGCTGGTACTATAAATAAAACTTATAGCCATTTGATAACTATAAATAAAACAAATGGTTAATATCAAAGTGTAACCTAGGTGACAGAGTGACGACTTATGCCAAGTAGAGCGGGCAGCGCAAACAAGAATAAAGCCTTCTTAATGAAGCGCTTACAAGATATGTACGGGGAAGACTTTCACCCTATTATGAAGATGGCAGGCAATGCAGTAACGCTACAGCGGCGCATAGATAAGCTTGGTGATGCTGCAGAGAATCAAGACCTGCTAGATACAAACAAAGCATGGGAGGGGATAGCCCAATACGTTGAGCCTAAGCTTAAGGCTGTAGAGCACAGCACTATCGACAGTGATGGTGAGGTGACAGGCTTCAAGGTCGAGATTGTCCATGCTAAAAAAGATTAAGCTGCCGGAGCAGTTCGCTCCATTCCTTGAGCCTTGTCGATACAAGGTTGCTTATGGTGGACGGGGGAGCGGTAAGTCTTGGTCAATTGCCACCGCTTTAATTCTTAGGGCGGTTCAGCAGCCTACTAGAATCCTTTGTGCTCGTGAGATCCAGAAGTCTATCCTTGATTCATGCCTTCAGTTGCTGTCTGACACTATCTATCGAATGGGTGTAGAGGGTGAATTTGATATACAGGGCACGCAGATACTTGGGAAGAACGGATCACGATTCATCTTTGAGGGATTGAAGTCGAACATCGGCAAGATTAAGTCGATGGAAGGTATTGATATTGTGTGGTGTGAAGAGGCTGATCAAGTCTCTGCCACCTCATGGAATACATTGATACCCACCATTCGAAAGCCTGGCTCAGAGATATGGGTAAGCTTTAACCCTGCTGATGAGATGGACGACACTTACCAGCGCTTTGTGGCTAACCCGCCTGATGGCGCTTATGTGGTAAAGGTTAATTACTCCGAGAATCCTTGGTTTCCTGATGAGCTTGAGAAAGAGCGCCTTCACATGAAGGGGTTGAGCGAGACTCTGTATCAGCATATCTGGGAAGGTGAGCCGGTAGCCAATAGAGAGGGTGCTTACTGGGCTAAGTACATTAATCAGAATCAGGTGGACAACATACCAATAGAGCCTGGCTTTCCGGTCAATACCTATTGGGATCTTGGTGTAAGCGACTCAACAGCCATTTGGTTTGTTCAGACTGTTGCCAATCAAGTGCGCGTTGTTAACTGCTATGAGAATCAAGGCGAAGGCTTGGCTCATTATGTGAATTACATACATGACTGGCGAGATCAGAATCAAGCGGTTATGGGTCATCATTATGCGCCACATGATATTGCCGTGAGGGAACTAGGGTCAGGTAAGAGCAGGCTCGAGACAGCAAGGGCTATGGGAATCTCATTCCTTGTCGCGCCCAACGTGCCAGTTGATGACGGCATACAGGCAGCTCGATCTATCATGCCAAGATGCTGGTTTGATAAAACTAACTGCTCAGACGGACTTAGAGCTCTTAGGTCATACCGTAAAGAGTTCGACGAAGCTAAGGGTGTCTATAAGCCAAAACCTTTGCACGACTGGGCAAGTCACTTTGCTGACGCCTTCAGATACTTTGCACTGTCATATAAGGGCGAGAACCAATGGTCACAGCCTGTCACTGCAGCTGATTGGAGTGTGTTCTAGTGGATATTCCTAAAGATGGTAAGCAGGTGTGGCATATAGTCTTCACCCAGACCAACGACACTCACTGGATATTTCGCTGGATACACAAGAAGAAGCAGCATTGCTATGTGGTGAAGGAGTCGCTAGGCGGCATGTTCTGGATCGTTATCAATGGCAGGCGCTCACATTTAGATGTAGAGACATACAGTAAAGACTACTATCCAAGGTTAATGGATATGTTGGGTGAAGGTGATCATGTAATGACCGTCATCACTGAATATGATGTTAATTTGCGTAACCATCAGCTATCGGTTATAAGTTGCACAGACGTGGTAAAGCGGTGTCTAGGTATTACTGACTGGCTGTGCTGGACACCAAACCAATTATATAAACGAATTAAGCGAGGCAAGTATGAGCAGCGTATTAAAACCGGGCGAGAAAGCCGCAAAGAAAGCAGCGCGGGAGCAGGAGAGGCTACTGAAGGAGCAGCAACAGAAAGAGGAGTTGCGAGCTGCTGAAGAGGACGACGAAACTAAGCGCCGTCAAGCTATTGCTGCAAAGGGTGGTGCTCGATCGCTACTTGTTAAGACTGGTGAAAGCGGTCTATCTCAGACATTAGGGGGATAGAATGCCTTTAACTGATCTTGGCAGTGTTGATGATCTGCTCAAGCGCTTTAAGAATGCTCAGGCTAATTATGAGCTGTGGCGCTCTATCCATCAGGAAACCTATGATTATGTAGCTCCTCAGCGTGAGACCTTCCGCTTTTACTCGCCCGGCCAAGAGAAGAATCGACACGTATTTGATTCAACGGCTGTTATGGGTGTTGAGCAATTTGCATCACGTATTAAGGGCTCGACTCTTCCGTCATGGAAGCAGTGGATCAAACTAGAGGCTGGTTCTATTGTTCCTGATGACCAGAAGGTGGGAGTTAATAAGGCTCTTGAAGAGGCTAACGACTCACTGTTTGGTGCACTGAATCACTCTAACTTTGATACCGAGATCAACCAGGGGTTGGTTGATTTGGCTGTTGGTACTGGTGGAATCATCATTGATGAGGGCGAGTTCAATGATAAGGACATATTCAGGTTTACCAATGTTCCACTAGCAGAGCTATACCCTGAAAAACCTGCAGCTGGTCGCATTCGCTCGGCATGGCGCAAGCATAAGATACCTGTTGGGCAAGTGGATCAAGTGTGGCCGGGTGCTGATACTAGCGGAAAGCTGGATAAGCTGGCAGAGAATGACCCTCACAAAGAAGAGGAGTTCTTAAATGCTCAGCTGTTCAATCAGAAGGATGGGCTCTATTACAATGTGGTAATCCATGAGCCATCAAAGAAGATGATCTTCGATCAATCGTTTGAGACTCAGAGATTAATCGTCTTCCGTTGGCATGTGACGCCGGGTGAGGTCTATGGTCGTGGCCCTGCTATGCAGTGCTTGCCTGATATTCGCACCTTAAACAAGATTGTGGAATTCAAGCTTCGTTCGCTGGCTTTAGAAGTTGGTGGCATATACACCGGGATCAATGACGGGATATTCAATCCTAATACTGTACGACTGCAGCCGAATACTATTTTGCCGGTTGGCAGCAACTCGAATACTAACCCTACATTGCGAGCGCTTGAGATTGGTGGCAATCCATCATCGGTGGATATTGTTGTCTCAGAGCTCCAGGACAAGATTAACAAGGTGTTCTTCTCTAATCCGTTGGGCGAAGTTACCGACCCCGTACGCTCTGCCACTGAGAACATGATTCGTCAGCAAGAGATGCTAAAGCAGGCTGGTGCCTCATTTGGTCGATTGCGCTCAGAGTTGATTGAGCCATTGATTGCTGCATGCGTTGATATCCTGCGCGGCCTTGGTCGATTCCCAGAGATTTCTATTGATGGTGAAGAGGTGACTATTCGTCATTCATCGCCACTAGCTCAAGCTGAAGACCTTGAAGACTTCCAGAATACCCAGGTATGGCTAACGTCGAACCTACAGCTACTGGGTCAAGAGGTGGTTATGGGCACGGTCAAGGTTGAGGACTTCCCCAAGATTTCAGCACAACAGCTTGGCATTCCTGCTGATCTGGTTCGCAGTGAGGAAGAGGTAGAGGCCATAGGTCGTGTCGCAGCTCAAGCAGCACAACAACAACTGGAGGGCGGCGGTGAGCAGTCCGTATGATGAAATAGGGGCGCAGCCTGAGTGGTCTGAAGCTGATAGAGAAAGACACAATCGGTTAGATTATCTTTACCATAGAGTATTTGCTCAGAACGAGGATGGGGCGGAATTGCTCGGTCTTTGGGAGGAGTATTTAAAAATGTCAGCTGCCGATGTAAATGGCTCTGACGCATATAACCTCGGAAAAGAAGAAGGCAAAAAGACCTTTATCCGAAATGTTGTTTTAACCATAAGGAAAGTAGAAAATGAGTGACGAACAAGTAATCGAAGAAGGCGCGCAAGATGCCGAACCACAACAACAAGAGATGCAATCGGTTGCTGAAGAGCAGCCGGTGGAGCATCCAGAGTGGTTTAAGTCCGAGAAATACAAGACGATTGATGACCAAGCCAAAGCCTATACCGAGCTAGAGAAGAAATTTGGCTCATTCACGGGTGCGCCTGATGAGTATGAGGTTGCGCTATCTGAAGAGCTGACCGAGCTCGGCGTGAGCATTGACTCCGATGACCCCTTGGTTGAGAAGGCTGTGGAGTTCGCTAAGAACTCGAACATGTCTCAAGAAGGGTTCAAGGGCATGATTGAGCTGTATGCCCAGTCTCAGCTTGCAGAGCATCAAGCAATGGAAGATCATAAGGCCAATGAGATGGCGGCATTGGGTAAAGATGCTGATCGTCGTATTGATGGCATTATCCAATGGGGTAACGCAAACCTTGATGCTGAAACGATGGCAGGTCTTGAAGAGGCGGCGCAAAGTGCGGCAGCGGTTAA